TCAAACTTAACTGGTTCGTTTACGGATGCTCCAAATCTTACAAATGTGACTGATTTAGAACGAGCTTTTTATGGATGTTCATCTTTCAATCAAAACATAGGTAGTTGGGACGTTAGTGGTGTTACTAATATGAATAGAACATTTTTTCAAGCATTTGTTTTTAATCAACCCATTGGAAATTGGGATGTTTCAAATGTTACAAATATGAATAGAATGCTTTTTCAAAACACTAATTTTAATCAATCTTTAAATTGGGATGTTAGTAGCGCAACAGATATGTCTGTATTATTAAGTGGAACAACTTTATCAACTGCTAATTACGATGCTACATTAATAAATTTAGAAAGTAAATTACAAGCAACATATCCAAATGGAAGTGGATATACAGCTAGTATTTCAACTAGCTTTGGAAGTTCAAAATACACAAGCGGTGGAGCTGCAGATGCTGCTAGGGCATCATTAGTAAGTAATTTTGGATGGTCAATAGTTGATGGAGGTACTGCTTAAATAAATAAATAAATATGATTGAATTAAAAAATACAAGTATCTGCTATCCACCTAATGAAACTTGGTTTATATGTTGGGATAATACTAGAGCAGAAATAAAAGCATTTGGTTCTATTCTAACAGACCAATGTTTAGAAACTCCTTGGGTTGAAATAGACTATTATAACAACGAAGAGCAATGGATAGAAATACTGGTTAAAAATGGAATAAATCCATTTGAATAAAACTGAAAATACAATATTAACAACAATATAATTATGAATATCTACAAGACAGTATTTGATACAGAACAACAAGGTAAAGACGTTTTAATAAAAAAAGACGTTTGGGCTGAGGTAACAGAAGAAGGTGTTACAATGATGCAGTATATTAACGGAACAAAGGCAGTTGTTAATATTGGTAAGGTTATAGACCCTGCTAAAACAACAGATCCTGAAAATCCTGTATACTACCCAGGATGGGCTTATGATATTATGAGTACAGATGACTTAGACTTCGGAAGTAATGAGGTTTACCCAGGTGATGCTTCAGCACATCAGTTCTATGGATTTCCTAGAAATGCAGAAGTTCCACCACCAATAACAACTGAAATGTAAAATGTTTAATATAAAATTATTTTTTTGGTACTTAGAAAAATTTAGCTTGGCTATGTGGGGATTAAATTTGATGGATATAATGGCTATATCTAACATTGATTTCTTTAAAGATATTGATGACAATTTAAAAACTTACTTTGGTATTGTTGGGTTTGTCTACTTACTTATTCAATTACCTTTTAAGGTTATGGAATTAATATCAAAACATAAATTTAATAAACTTGAAAACGAATTAAAAGAGCAAGACTTGTTAAGTAAAAAAACACACCTTGAAGATTTAAAAGAGGCAAACAAGGTATTAGAAAATTTTGACCAAATACATAAAAATAAAAAATGAATTACTTCCCATCACATGAGTTTGATTCTCCTGACCAACCTGGCAGTGGAAAACTAATGAACGAAGTTTTAGTTGAAATGCTAAACGAGGTTAGAGAAAAGTTTGGAAAAGCTATTATTATAAATAGTGGATATAGAACCGTAGAACATAACGCTAAAGTTGGGGGTAAGCCTAACTCATCTCATTTAAAAGGATTAGCTGTAGATATAAAGTGTACTAATTCTACAGATAGATTTCATTTATTATTTTTACTTCAAGAAATAGGCTTCCAAAGAATTGGTGTTGCAAAAACTTTTATTCATGTAGACTTAGATTTTGATAAAGCTCAATCAGTATTATGGCCATATTAAACAAAATACCAAAAGATAAACTATTACATTTTTTTGTAGGTAGTATTATATTATTTTTATCATTGCTTTTTTTTAATACAACCGTATCGGTGTCTATTGTTGTGGCTACAGCTGCTGTAAAAGAAATTATATATGATGACTTTTTAGGAAAGGGTACGCCAGAGGTAGCAGACTTTGTTTACACAATACTACCATGCATATTTTATTTAATAAATATTTTACTATGAAACTGTTACAAATAATTGGTAACCTTTTAGGTTTAGGTAAAGATGCTTTGAATAGTAGAGCAGAATTAAAAAAGTTAAAAGCAAAGCAAGAGCATTCTATTATAGAGGCACAGACAAAAGCTCAAGTTGATAGGATATTATCTAACACTGATTCAGATAATCAGATTGACTTGGTTACTGCTCAAAACAAAAGACACACATTAAAAGATGAGGTTGTAACCTATATATTTTTAGTTCCTGTGTTTATAGCCACAATAACTCCATTTTTAATTGCGTTTAATAACAATGAATGGACAGAGCTTTCTGTCTATGTAAAAGAATCATATCAAAACCTAGACCAGTTACCAACGTGGTACAAGTGGGTGCTTGCTGCAATTATTATTGATGTGCTTGGATTTAGGAGTTTTGCACGAAAAGTTTTATCAAAATACATTAAGTAAAAATTAGTATCTTTGATAAAGTAAAATATTAGTTATGCCAAAAATTAGTTCATATAATACTGTTACTCCACAAGGAGATGATAAAATAATTATTAGTCAAACAAATGGCACGCCAACAAATGTAACTAAGAACATTTCTGTTGATGGTTTAAAAACTTATATAGGACAAGCTGATGATATTCCTACTCCATATATGTATGTTTTAAAAAGACCATATGTTGATGCAACTACAAAAAATAATAAAGCTTTTGTTGCTATGCAAAAGCCTGTTGAAACAGATTGGTTAACTAAAAACCCTAGGCTTTTTATGTTTAGATATAAAAAGTCAAAAACTAAAAGAATAAACCAAGGTGGTGTTGATTCGTCTATAATGAAAAGGGCAAATTTTATTCACCCTTCTGATAAAAATGGAGTGTATCAGCGAGCTAATTTCCCTGGTAGCAATTGGGCATCAAGTGCGCAAACTACCGATAATGGTGTTACGTTATTTCCTATTCCAACAGAATGGGATGTAAACAGTGAATTAAAGATTGCTAAGACAGGATCATTAATAACTGACTTTGCTTCGCTAAGACCTACTACATATATTGAAGTTCCTTTTAATCCTTTAGGCTTTTTGTTTGACAGCACGAATACAGAAGTGACATCACTTCCTGCGACAACAACAGATTATTTTTGGGGTACACGATTTTCAGTTACAAGACCTTCTATTAATGTCAATTATGATAATAATCCAAATGATTATCGTACATCACAAATTATAATGAAATTTGCTATAGGTATACCAAACCCTACATGGACAAATACAAACCATGAGTTACCTTATATTTTTGGAGATTTATCAAATGCCGTAACATTAAAATATCAATATGATGGCAGTAATCCTAAAGTTGTAAATAATTACACACTAACTCAAGGTTCAACAGGTAATGCTCAAAGGTCTAGTACTTAAAATATGCGAGGAGCTCAATTAGTATAACATCTTTGAGATGTTTTCAATTAGAATGACATCTTTGAGATGTTTTCAATTAGGGTCTCCTCTTCGCTTAGAATACCTCTGTTTTCAGGGGTATTTTTTTTTACTTATATTTGTTGTAAGTTAAATTTAATTAAATGAATGATATTCGAAAGATAGCAGTAGGCCCTGATTACAAAGGTGGGGCTATGCACTATGTAGTAGGTCAGGAAGTTTTAAAAGGAAAGTACAAAATTCATCACATTCGTTATGATGACGGTCAAGATTCTTTTAAGATTTGGATTGAGTCTACGTTAAATCAGGAAATTATGTTGTGGAAGAAATTTGTTAACATGCCTGTGTCTGTCGAGTATAATATAAACTTCTAATGAAATCACCATACTTATTTATAACAAAGCCTTTAGACAGCAAGAGGTACAGCAACACTAAAAAAATTGGTGATATAGACCTGATAACAAGCACGTCTGAGGAAAATCACAAAGCATCTAATCGTATTGCTGAAGTGATAGCTACTCCTATTGTTTACAATGGTCTTATTAAACCAGGTGACAAGTTATTAGTGCACCACAATGTGTTTAAGTTTTATAATGACATGCAGGGCAGGAGAAAGAGTGGTAGAAGTTTTTTTATGGATGACTTGTTTTTTGTTGAGCCTGATCAGTTTTATATGTATCACGATGGCAAGCAGTGGAATACTAATGGCAGGTATTGCTTTACAAAACCTGTTGCTACAGAAGACTATTACTTATACAAAAACACTAACGAAGAGCCTCTGGTTGGTGAAATAAAATATAGCAATAACTATTTACGTTCTCAAAATGTAAACCCAGGTGATAAGGTATGCTTTAAGCCTGAAAGTGAGTATGAGTTTGAGGTAGATGGTGAAAAACTTTACCGAATGTTTGACCACCAAATAACAATAAAACTATGAGTGATAAGCCAAAACGAAAAAAACGCCCTAGAATAAAATATAATCCAAATAGAAATGGACTCAAAAACTTTAAAGAAGAATATTATTCAGGCAGGAATGAAAGCCGTAGAGCAACTGATTAAGGTTGCTAAAGAGGATATTATAAAGCTAGACCCTGAAGATGAGTTAGCTGCTGATAGATTAAAGAATGCTGCAGCAACAAAAAAACTAGCAATATTTGATGCTTTCGATATATTGACTAGAATAGAAAATGAAAAAAATTTAATGGAAATCGAGGAGCGAGGTCCAAGTAAACTAGACACCAAACAAGGATTTGCAGAAAGAAGGTCTTCATAATTTACATAGAGTCATTGATGACTACATACCTAAAGGTGTTCTTAAAAAAAAGAACAGAAATAGGTCGTGGCAATATGGCTATGATGACAAGTACGATGTAGTTATTATATCTAAAACAGGCGAGCTAGGAGAGGTTTATGAGATAAATGGACTACGGATAGGGCTGCCTAAAGCTCCAGAATATATTGATAAGTATAAAAACAAGTGGCACAGGAAGGATACTCCCAAGGTTTTAGAAAAAATACAGTCTATATTCCAATGGAACGAACACCCAAACACCTTTAAGGCTCAGTGGGTTGAATATATTGAGGATGAGTTTGATAAAAGAGATCAAGGGTATTGGTTTGTAAACAACAACACAAACACTTATATAACAGGGTCTCACTACATGTACCTACAGTGGACTAAAATTGACGTAGGGTATCCAGACTTTAGAGAAGCCAACAGAATATTTTATATTTTTTGGGAAGCTTGCAAGGCAGACCCTAGGTGTTTTGGAATGATATACCTTAAAATTAGACGTTCAGGTTTTTCTTATATGGCCTCTGAAGAGTGTGCTAATGTTGGAACAATATCTAAAAATTCTCGTATAGGTATTCTGTCTAAGTCAGGTTCTGATGCAAAAAAAATGTTTACAGATAAGGTTGTTCCTATTGTAAGAAACTATCCCTTCTTTTTTAAGCCTGTACAGGATGGTATGGACAAGCCTAAAACAGAGTTAGCTTTTAGAGTTCCTGCTTCTAAGATTACAAAAAAGAACATGTACAATGTTGATGATGAAGAAATGGAAGGTCTTGACACTACAATTGACTGGAAAAATACAGACGACAACTCTTATGATGGGGAAAAACTTTTATTATTAGCACATGATGAAAGTGGTAAATGGTTAAAGCCAAACAATATACTTAATAATTATCGTGTCACCAAAACTTGTTTAAGGTTAGGTAGAAGAATTATTGGAAAGTGTATGATGGGCTCAACTTCTAATGCATTGAATAAGGGTGGAGAAGAGTTTAAAAAACTTTACTATGACTCTAATCCTAACAATAGAAGTAATAATCGTCAAACCAAAAGCGGCTTATATTCACTTTTCATCCCAATGGAATGGAACTTTGAGGGTTACATTGATGAGTATGGCATGCCTATGGATGATGTTATTGATTACTGGGGTAATGAGGTTGAAAGTTTAAAGAATGATGCTGACGCATTGAATGAATTTTACAGGCAGTTTCCTCGTACCGAGTCTCATGCATTTAGAGATGAAAGTAAACAGTCTTTGTTTAACCTTACACGAATATATCAGCAGATTGATTATAACGATTCACTTATAAAGGAGCATCACTTAACTCGTGGTTCTTTCTCTTGGAAGAATGGAATTAAAGACACTGAGGTTATATGGACTCCAAACACTAGGGGAAGGTTTTTAGTAAGCTGGATACCAAAAAAAAATATGCAGAATAGATACAAGAAAAATCATAGAGGTGACTTCTTTCCTGCAAACGAGCATCTTGGTGCTTTTGGTTGTGATAGCTATGATATATCTGGAACAGTTGGAGGTGGAGCATCTAATGGTGCATTAAGTGGAGTTACTAAATTTAATATGGATGATGCTCCTAGTAATCAGTTTTTCTTAGAGTATGTAGCAAGGCCTCAAACTGCAGAGATATTTTTTGAAGAAGTGTTAATGGCTTGTGTCTTTTATGGTATGCCTATACTGGTAGAGAATAATAAACCTAGGTTGTTGTATCATTTTAAAAATAGAGGTTACAGAGCGTTTAGTATTAACCGACCAGATAAACTTAAACACAAGCTCTCTAAGACAGAGAAAGAGCTTGGGGGTATACCTAACTCAAGTGAGGCTGTAAAACAAGCACACGCAGCAGCTATTGAGTCCTACATTGAATCTTATGTTGGTTTGATTGGACCTGAAGAGATGGGTTATATGCCTTTTGCTAGAACATTAGAAGATTGGGCAAAGTTTGATATAAGCAATAGAACTAAGTTTGATGCTGCTATTAGCTCGGGTTTAGCTATTATGGCTAACCAAAAGCACTTATACACGCCATCTAAACAGAAATCAAAAATAAGTATTA